GGTCAATGCGTGGAAGAAGGAAGTGTCCATTTGGCAGGACGATATGGACATCGATGTGGTCGTTGACGATATGAGGTTCCCCAATGAGGTTCTCGCTGTTAAGTCGATTAAAGGAGTTCTGGTCAAACTTGTGCGCGGAGATCGTCCTAATGATCAGCATGCCTCTGAAGCCTTCATTGATACCTTTGTACCCGACTATACGATCGTCAACAACGGGTCGTTGGAAGACCTTTACGACGCGCTTGAAGACCTCATGCGTAAAGTTACGCGAGAATCTTGGGAGCCTACGGAAGAGCCGTTCTAACTTTGGAGACCTGCCTGGACAGGATGCGTACGACTCTTGGGCGTGGGAAGAGGCACGTACTAAAGCGCTTGAAGAGTACAACTACCAAATCTGGTTGGAGATCCAAGCGCGCGTTATCAGGAATCACCTACAAGGGTTGGATAATCGGCTTCCTGCCGGCCTGTACAACAGGTCTCATGCTACTAAAGTGCTTGCGCGAAAGTATGCTAGAATGTCAGGATGTCCGACTCAGCCCCAAAATGCCATGCGTGTCACTGGAGTCGCTACAAACAGTGCGAGCGTGAGTGGTGGGACGTTAACCACGGACAAACCGCTTTCGTGAAGCGAAAGATACATATCGCCGCGACAGCACACGAGGAATATCCGGCTCATCACGTTTACCGGTTCTACTGTATGGGTGCGGGTTTCAAACCAAACGGATCAGGAGAAGCGTAATGGATTTCAACCCTATGTACGGATATGTAGTGGCTGGTGTGGCAGCAGTTGTTGCTCTGGTGTTGTTTCTGAACAAGAGCAAGACCGCGCAAACCACCGAGATCAAGGACCATGTCAGCGACACGGCGGAAGCTACGGCCAAGGCTGTGGTCGACCAAGTCAAGAAGGTCGTTGTACCTGTTAGTGCGCCCAAGCCCGTGGATCTGCGTCCTGCACAAGGATTTAGCACACCTCCGAGTATTTCGGATGTCCTTAAAGTAGTACCCGCGACGCAAGTGGCTCAGAAGCCTGAAAACACGGAGATCAAGCCCGCTGCTCCGGAGCCTGTGATGTATTACGACAAGCAGAACGCTGTCGACTCCGCCATGAATGCTGTAGAGAAGGCCGACAAGGTACAAGACCCCGAGCTAAAGGAGAAGGCGAAAGAGGTTGCTGGTCACGCTGTTGACCACGTCAAGGAAATGTTCGGCGTGAAGGAAGACAAGAAGGGCTAATGCTCGATCCTAAGTCCGTAAGCGCGGCGATTCAAGGACTGCAACGGTTCAAGAATGCCAACAAATACAAGCGGCTCGTAGAATTCGTACGAGCCGCTTGGCCTATTATCGAGGGCGGAAATCAATACAAGCATAACTGGCACATCGATGCCATCTGTGAACACCTCGAAGCCGTGTCACGCGGGGAGATCAGTAACCTCCTAATTAACATTCCTCCGGGGTGTATGAAATCCCTGATCGTCAGCGTGTGCTGGCCGGCGTGGGAGTGGAAAGACAACCCTGAACTCCGATATCTAGGCGCTGCTTATGCAGAGCAGCTGTCCATTCGAGACGCCATGAAGACTAAGCTCCTCGTGGAGTCCAATTGGTATCAGGGGTTGTGGCCCCACGTTCACATGTTGGAGGGCGCCAACACCAAGCTAAAGTACGAGACCACAAAGCATGGGTGGCGCATGTCGACGTCGGTGGGAGGGCGCGGAACCGGCGAGCACCCGGACAGGAAGATCATCGACGATCCGCACAACGCCAAGGAAGCTGAGTCCGAGGCTGAGAGGCAACAAGCGCTCGATTGGTTTGACTTGACTCTGACATCCCGAGGCGCGTCCCGAGACGCCAAGACTGTTGTAGTTATGCAACGTCTAAATGAGAAGGACTTATCGGGCCACATCATGGCCAAGACCGAGTTTCGGGACGACTGGGTACATCTGATGCTGCCCATGCGCTTCGAAGAGAACCGGCGTTGTACAACGAGGCTTGGCTTTATAGATCCCCGAAAGAAAGAGGGTGAGCTCCTGTGGCCCAATCTCTTCGATGAGAAGAAGGTGGGAAAGCTTGAAGCGGGACTCGCGGACTACGGAACAGCCGGTCAGTTACAGCAAAGGCCTGCTCCGATCGGTGGGGGACTATTAAAAACAAAATGCTTCAAATTATGGCCAAAGGACGAACCTCTTCCCGATCTTGTGTTCGTGCTACAGAGTTACGATTGCGCTGCCAGTGAGAAGACAATTAATGACCCGACAGCATGCACAGTGTGGGGCGTATTTGAAATCGGCAACAAGAGAAATGCGTTGTTGCTTGATTGTTGGTCTGAACACTTGAATTACCCGCAGCTAAGAGCTCGTGTTATTGATGACTGGCTTGCTAAGTACGGAGGAAGAACGAGCCGGGGGCTGCCTCAAATGCTGCATCCACCGCGCGGCGTAGACTTGATTGTTGTAGAAGAGAAAAGCGCGGGCATCAGCCTTATACAGGACATTAGACGCGCCAATGTGGCTGCTATACCATATAACCCAGGACGATCTGATAAAATTTCTCGTGCTGTACAAGCATCACCTATGCTTGAGTTGGGCTCCCTTTGGCTTCTTGAGTCCAGCGTAGAGCCAGGGAAACCAATTACATGGGCTAGAAAGTTTGTGCACGAACTTGAGTTGTTTCCTGCCGCTGAACATGATGATTTCACGGATTCATGGAGCCAAGCCATTATCTACTTACGAGACAAAGCATTGCTAATGCTTCCAGAGGCGCCAGACCCTGTTCAACACGAAGTAGACTACCACGCTCGTAAGCATGAGAATCCGTATGCAATCTGACTGGCTTTCTGTTGGTGGGTACGAGGGTATGTACGAAGTGTGCGTAGATGGTAGGGTGCGTAGCGTGGATCGTGTTGTGAAAGGTCCACGTGGATTCCCAAAACGATTAAAGGGAAAAGCAATTTCTTACGGCAAAACAATTTCTGGGTACCCGTTTGTGATTTTGTACACCGATGGCATTGGTAAGAATCATTTAGTGCACAGAGTAGTTGCTGAAACGTTCTTACCTAAACCAGAAGGACGAAAAGAAGTAAACCACAAGGATTGCAACAAAACTAACAACCACAAAAATAATCTTGAGTGGGTGTCACGAAGCGAAAATTCTATTCATGCTACTGTAAACGGTCTGCTTCCAAAACTGCTTACTAAAGAAGCTGTTGTTAAAATACGACAACGGAGGGCCGAAGGTGCGAAGTACGATGACCTGGTTCAAGAGTTTGGAGCTACAAGGACAACCATACATAAAGCTGTTTACAAGAAGAATTGGACTAAATACGTCTGATGTGGTATCCTGACAACAAGCTCTGCCCAGGGCCAGCGTTCGCCTTTGGAGTGTGGGAATGCCTTCAGTATCTCAGAAACAACACAATTTTTTCGCGGCCATAGCTCACTCCCCGGAGTTCGCCAAGAAGGCCGGTGTATCGCAGTCCGTAGGCAAAGACTTCTACAACGCCGACAAGGCGACCCACAAGTTCGCCTCGGGGGGACCCACCTCGCCCAACAGCTTCAAAGCATACGCGCAGCAGAACCTACCTGTCTACTCCCAAATGGCCGCGATGCAAGCGCGTTCCCAGGAACAAGAAGCCCAGTTCAAGCAAGCTCTGGCGCAGCACTACGCCCAGCACCCGGAAGACGCCCCCCAGCAGCCAGCCCCGCCTTCGCCTCAGCAAGGCCAAATGCAGCAGATGCAACAAATGCAGCAACTGGGAACGCCGAACGCAGCGCAGGCGCAATCCATGCGGATGAACCCGATGAACGCCGGAATGCCGATGGCAGAGGGTGGCGTCGTAGCTGGCGACACAGAACTCCGCCTCCCTGTTGGGCATGTAATGGGCGGGATGGGGCAGAAGCACATTCGAACAGGCGCTATGTTCCACCCGCATTTCGGACCCCGCGTGCGTAAATTCGCAGACGGAGGCTCCACTACCGACAAAGAACTACCGCTTGACTTCAAGCACTACCCAGTTGCTGCTGCGCTCCGTGCGCTACTTCCTAAGCTTGCTCCCTCTACTCCAGCGCCCACTGTAGCTACGCCGTGGAGCTCGTCGCAGGACAATCCCAGCTTTGCTTGGCAGCTTAGTTCCTCGCCACAGCCCACCACGCAGAAGTTCGCAGATGGTGGCGACGTCGACCGCATGCTGCCTATACAACCCACCATGACAGATGCGCAGGGCAACCCATTCGATCCGTCCAAGCTTAATCAATCGCCGTGGGTCGCGGAGCTCGCGAGACAATTGTCGCAGGCTAACCTTGGAGTAGCCGGGACGAGGCAGCTTATTCCCTCCACGTCGTACACAAAGAACGAGATGGCAGGAACCAATCAGGCTACGAAGCTGCAGAACCAACTAGATGTAGCCCGTGGCATGGATGAGTTCGGCATGCGCAGGGCGTTTAAGCCTGCACAGCTTGGCGGCGCTAAGCCAAAGACGCTGCCGTACTACCCACAGATGGACAAAGCTGCCCCGGATGACTTTACCCCGCCTCCCGCGCAGAAGTACATGCGTAAAGGGGGACTGTCGTGCTGATGCCCAATGACGATGACCAGCAAGAGACGCCCACCGATGCGGATGGCAACTCAACGGACGACAGCAACGCAGGTTTCTCGATGCCCAGCGACACCGTAGCACCCGGTACTATGAATATGGAGGAGCAAGAGGACGGCTCCATGGTCATCAGCTTCGAGGGAGAAGAGGCCCCCGTAGTTTCCGAAGAATTTACGGAGAATCTTGCGGAGATTATTCCTGAGCACGTCCTTAACCAGCGTGCTACTGAACTGCTGGATTGCATCGACCAGGACATCGAGGCTCGCAGTAAGCGAGATGAGCAGTACGCGGAGGGAATCAAGCGCACCGGCCTAGGAAACGAGGCCCCGGGCGGAGCGGAGTTCACTGGTGCGTCCAAAGCTGTACACCCATTGCTGGTAGAAGGCTGTATCGACTTCGCGGCCCGTGCCATGAAGGAGATATGTCCTCCCGCAGGACCGGTAAAGACGCAGATTGTCGGTAAGTCCACGCCTGCCAAGCTTGAGAAGGCGGAGCGCAAACGTCAGCACATGAACTGGCAGCTGACGAGGTGCATCCGCGAGTACAAGCCTGAGACCGAGAAGATGTTGACTCAGGTCCCGATGGGCGGGTCGCAGTACAAGAAGTGGTGGTACGACAAAGCCAAGGGTCGTCCCTGTGTTGAGGCAGTCTTCATCGACAACCTCGTGATTCCGTTTTCGGCTTCCAGCTTTTACACCGCCGAGCGCATCACGCATATGCAAGTGATAACGCAGGCTGTGTTCGAAGAGCGTGTCAAGTCTGGGTTTTACCGAGACGTCACCTCCGTTGCGTCCGCGATGCAACCGGACCAGAGTAAGTCTGAGATGGCCTCGTCCAAGATCGAGGGTAAAGTTGACCCCGGCTTTAATGAGGATGGTGAGCGCAAGATCATGGAGGTGTCGTACTTTGACACCTTCGACGAAGACAAGTTCTCCAAGGGCAAACTGGCGCCTTATGTGATGCATATTGACGAGTCGAGCCATAAGTGCTTGGCTGTGTATCGCAATTGGGAAGAGGAAGATAAGCGCCTGGAGCGGCTGCACTGGATCATCGAGTACGCATTCATTCCGTGGCGTGGGGCGTACGGCATTGGTCTGCCGCACATCGTAGGCTCCCTTTCGGGAGCAATTACGGGCGGATTGAGGGCAATGCTGGACAACGCGTTGGCCCAAACGCGGTTAGGCGGCGTGTACATGCAGGGGGGACGGAGCCAGGGCACTACGGTACAGGCTAACCCATCTGAGTTCACCAAGATCGACTCTGGCGTATCCGGGCAGCAGGACGACATCCGTAAGATGGTGATGTATGCCCCGTTGAATCCGATGCCTCCGGTTCTGTTCCAGATTCTGGACTGGATGGTGGCGCAGGCCAAAGGCGTCGTGCAAGTTGCCGATGAGAAGATCGCCGACGTCAAGAGCGACATGCCCGTGGGAACGGCGCTGGCGCTTATCGAGCAGGGCTCCGTGACGTTCTCCGCAATCCATGCGCGCATGCACTACGCGCAGGAGCGCGAGCTCGAAATTCTGCACCGCCTTAACAAATGGTTCTTGAAGGACGAAGAAGTAATCGAGGACCTTGGGGACTTGGTGGTCAGTCGTGAGGACTACGATGGTCCGATCGATGTGATCCCGGTATCGGATCCCAACATCTTCAGCGAAGCACAGCGCTACGCGCAGATGCAAGCCGTGCTCCAGACGCTGGATCACCCGGCGTTTGCGCAAGATCCGGCTGTAATGGCATCGGTCAAGAAACCGGCCATTTTGCAGCGTGTTTGGAAGCTCCTAAACATCAGTAACGTCGAGGAATTGGTTTCAGCGCCAAAAGAACCGGAGGACATTGATCCGGTCTCCGAGAACATGGTTGTGGCAATGGGTGAACAGCCTATCAAGGCGTTCCCGCACCAGGACCACATGGCGCATATGAAGGTGGCACTGGCGTTCGCTACCTCTCCCATGTTCGGTGCCAACCCGATGTGGGGAGCCAAGATCGTGCCGGTATTGATCCAGCACGTCTACGAGCACTTGGTACTCTACTATACGCAGCATATGTATGCGGCACAGTACACAGGACAAACCGTGGGTGTTCCTGGGGCTGATAGCGCGTCTATTGATGCGCGCTTCGCTGCCGTGGTGCACTACTCAGACCAGATGCTGTCGCAAGAAGTGAATCAAGAGATCGGTCAGATGCTGCAGAAAGCTGTACAACTGGCACAGCAGTATGCGCAGCAGGCACAAGGGCAGCTGCCGCCTGAGGTCCAGGTGCAAAAAGAAATCGGCATGGCCGAAATCAAGCGTAAGACGGATTACGATAAACAGGACCTTCAGATCAAGGGCGAGCAAGCTAAATCGGACGCTGGGCTCAAGGGCGCACAGGCGCAACATGATCAGACAACCGACAAGCGTCAGCAGGCCCACGATGAGAAGCAGGACCACCTCAAGTTCATCCTGGACGGGTTGACTCAGCATTTCAAGGATCAGCGTGAGCAGGATCGATTGGCAGCGGACCAGCAGCGCGAGAAGGACAAGCTCGATATGGAGCGCCAGATCGCGGAGATGAAGGACTCCACGGAGCGGGCCATTGCCGCGATGCACGAGCGCAACACCCATGCGGTTGATGTAGTGAAGCACGCAGCTACTGAGGCAGCAGGGATCCACAAACATGACGCGCAACTTGAGTCTCAAGAGCGGGTAGCAGAGACCAATGCGGGGGCCACAGTAGCCGCTGCCAAGGCTAAACCAGCACCCGCCAAGAAGACTTGACAACGTCAGTTTTATGCTACAATTCGAACTTTCGCGGGGTACAGATATGAAAAAGTGCAAGGCAAAAGGCGGCTCGGTTGACAAGGAATATGGCACGGCCAAGGTCGGTCAACATGAGCGCATGGCAACGGGTCACATGGGCACTATTAACAAGTTACCCAGCAAGATTGGTGGCTCTGTCAAAGGGAAGAAAAAGTGAGCGAAGCCATCAGTCGCCACAAGCGGTTAGCCATGGGCAGACCCATGCATAACACCTATGCCAAGGGCGGCTCTGTGAAACCCTCTGTTCCGGAATACGCGGATGGTGTAGTAGCAGACTCGCGCAAGCCGGTTGGGACCACGCGGGCTGGCAACAAGGCTAACCCGATTCCGTCTGCGGACATTGAGTCGAAGCTGACCGAGAAAGTCGCACCGCTTACGAAGCAGAGTGGTCGTAAGAAGTGATTTTGCTACAACGTGTAATCAACGAGATTCAGCAGACAAAGCTGGATCTCGTACACGAGTCGTTCAGGAACCCGTCTCTTGGTATAGACGGGCATGCTCAATTCATTAAAACTGCCGGACTGGTTAGGGGACTGGAGATGGCAGTGGAGATAGTTGAGCAGCTATTGAAGGAAGACATTTAACCTCACTCAACTTTAAGCTTGGAAGAGATTCCGGGCAGGAGAAGTTCGACAATGCAAGACGCAACACTAGCGGAGGCATTCCCTCCGCACGTAGACCCTCACTTCGTACCTTTCGGCACCCGGGTGCTAATTCAACTTCGCCGTACGCAAACCAAAAGCAGGGGCGGCATCTTGCTGGTCGAGGAGACCAAAGCAGACAAGCGTTTCGCTGAACAGATCGCTATGGTTCACTCCATGGGGTCGTTAGCGTTCAGAAAGCGCGACACTATGGAGCCATGGCCCGAAGGTCAGTGGTGCAAACCAGGAGACTTTGTTCGAGTCCCGAAGTTCAACGGAGATCGTTGGAATGTGAAGATGGCTGATGGTGGAGAGCCCGTGACCTTCGTTCTTTACAACGACTACGAGCTCTTCGGGCGCATCACTGGCGACCCGCTCAAGATGAACGTTTACCTGGACTAGGAACATGGCAAAAGCTCACGACGATGACAGCGCCGCTACGTCACAAGACGAAGCCACTGCACGCACTACAGTAGACAATCTTACCAACCCTGATCCCACAGACAAGATGACTATGCACGTCTCCGATGACGGCATGGTGTCGTTTGGAGATTCTGACGCGCGAGGAGAGCGCACAGCCAAGGTTGGCGACGATGACGAGGATGAAGACGTCGGGCACCCCGGCATGAGCGAAGCCGACAGGGAGGCGCTCCGCGCCAAACGACGGCTTGAGAAAAAGAACCGTAGGGAAAAAGCCCGCGTTGAGAAGGACACCCTTCGCAGCGAGAACTCTCACCTGAAGTCGATCGTGGAGCAGCTGTCTGGACAACTGGGGCAGATGCAGCAGCGAGTCAATAACATCGACGTAAACCGCATCGACAAGGACCTGGAAGAGGCGGCTACTGCCTACAACTACTGGAACGGTGTGTTTGAAGAGGCAGTGAAGAAGGCTGATGGTGCTGGTGCTCGTACTGCCATGGAGAAGGCTGCTGAAATCAGAGCTCGCGGAGAGCAGCTGTTCCAACTTAAGCAGCAAGCTAACAACTCGCAGGTTGTACGCCCCGCTGTGGATCCCTCTGTTCAGAGCAGGGTTGATTCGTGGCGTGCGCGTCCCGAAAATGCGTGGTACAATCCCCTGCAGCCGGATGAGGATACCGAGATTGCGCTACTTGTTGACAAACAGGTGGCCAGAGCAGGCTTCAAGCCGAACACCGACGAGTTCTGGGCAGAACTAGACCGTCGCTTGAAAAAACGCTTGCCGCACAGGTACGAAGCGGATGTATCGGGTGGGGGTGATCCTGATGAGGATAGCGATGGCGCTCGCAGCGCTGCCGCTTCTGGTGCTCCTGCTCGCCGCGTTGCTTCTGCAGGCGGCGGAAACGCGGGGTCGTCGGGGGGAGCCCCCAAGTTCCAACTGAGCGCTCAACGTATTGAGGCCATGAAACAGGCCGGCTCGTGGAACGACTCCAAGAAACGAGAATCTCAAATCCGGGCTTTCATGGCGTATGACAAAGCTGAACGCGCAAAGAGAGGTCAATAATGGCTCGCAATCAAGGGCTCGGTGACGAGCGTATCGTGGATCGTGGAGACAACAGCGCTATGCGCGGAAACCCGCACAGGGAAGCCGATGCGCAGCGTGCTAACGAGGACGGTACTGTAATGACTCGTGCTGAGCGTCTGAGCATGATCAGGGATACGTGGCAGCAGGTGGCGCTACCGACCCCACCTAATATGCCGGGGTACCATCTGTGCTGGCTGAGTACCACCAACTCGTCGGATACCATTCAGCGGCGCATGAAGCTAGGGTATGAGCT